ACATCACACGCCGGATTGCGCTAGTTTTTCAAAGCAATAAAGGGACTCTATAACATAAGTCAAATTTATCACAAATCAATGCATAGGAAATTGTTATGGCATACACTCCTCAGCTATGGAATATGAGCAGCGCAGCAGCGGAATTGGCCGTGGACCGGCGGGCAGTCGGTCGGGCGTGCGCGGCAATCGACCCAGTAAAAGTAGACGGAAAGTCAAAATACTGGCTCATGGCCGACATCGTGCGGGCGCTGTATGCGGACTCCGGAGCAATCAACCCAGCGCATGAAAAAGGGCGATTAGATAAGCTGCGTGCCGACAAGGTAGAATTGGAGCTTCAGATTGCCCGGAGTGAAGTTGTTCCGCTGGACGCGATGGCAGGCACGGTCGATAGGATCTTGGCCGGAGTCCGCGCACGACTCCTCAGCGTACCAACCAAGGCGGCACCGGATTGTTTGGGCCGGGAGAGTTTGCCTGAGATCCGGGCAGAGATTGAGAAACACGTGCGGGAGTGCCTAGATGAACTTGCGGGATTATCCTCAGCTAAGATCATGGATACAAGACCGGATGCGGCTGATGAAGCCTCCACCGGATCTGAGGTTGAGTGAGTGGGCTGACGAGTATCGAAAGCTGTCAGCGGAGAGCAGCGCAGAGCCGGGGCAGTGGCGGACGGAGCGCGCACCGTATCTCCGGGCCATAATGGACGCAACCGGAGAGCCGGAGGTTGAGGAGATAACCCTGATGAAGTCCGCCCAGACCGGCGGCACTGAGGTCCTCAACAACATTGTTGCGTATTACATGAAGCACGACCCGGCGCCGACACTCATGGTCCAGCCAACTCTGGACATGGCCAAGGCGTGGTCTCAGGACCGATTCTCACCGATGCTCCGGGACACCCCAGCACTTACCGGACTGGTCCAGCGCCGGTCCCGGGATAACAGCAACACCCTGCTCCACAAGACATTCCCCGGGGGACACATCACGATAGCCGGCGCCAATTCTCCGGCGTCACTGGCCTCACGCCCCGTCCGCATCCTACTGTTCGATGAGTGTGACCGGTATCCCCTCAGCGCTGGCAACGAGGGTGACCCGATGTCGCTGGGCCGGAAGCGCACCACAACCTTCTGGAACAAGCTGGTAGTCAACATCAGTACACCCACCATCAAGGGGGAGTCCCGGATTGAACACCGGTTTGAACTCTCCACCATGGAGTATTACTTTGTTCCTTGTCCCCATTGCGGGGAGATGCAGCGGCTGGTCTGGGCCAAAGTTAAATGGCCAAAGGGCGAGCCGCACAATGCGTGGTATGAGTGCCAGAGATGCGAGGAGGAGATTTATGACAAACACCTCCACCCCATGCTGCTCCGGGGGGAGTGGAGGGCCACGAATGAGGAGGCATCTGGGCGTCATCGGGGATTCCATATCAATGAGCTGTACAGTCCTTGGGTCCCGTTTGGGGCGATGGCCACCGCATTCTTTGACGCCAAGGGGGACAGCGAAAAGCTACAGACGTGGGTCAATACTTCACTTGGAGAGACGTGGGAGGAGCAGACTGAAAAGATAGACTATCACCCGCTGTACCGGCGCCGGGAGCACTACACCGAGGTGCCTGAAGAAGTCCAGGTGATCACCGCCGGGATTGATACACAGGATGACCGGTTTGAGTTTGAGATCTGCGGTTGGGCTGATGGGGAGGAGTCTTGGTCAATTAACTACAAGCGGTTGTATGGGGTCATGTCCCGGTCTGAGATATGGAATTTGCTTGCCCAACAGCTCAGGCGCCCATTCCGGCGGGCTGACGGGGTCCTGCTCAACGTCCGCATGGCCTGTATCGACTCTGGCGGTCACTTCACCGATGAGGTGTACAAATTCTCCAAATTCAACGGACCCACCTTCATTGTTCCGACAAAGGGCAGCAGTGAAATGGGCAAGCCGGTCGCTGTCTTCCCTAGAAAACCAAACGCAAAAGGGGTATATTTGACACTGGTCGGAACAGATACTGCAAAGGAGTTGGTGTACAACCGGTATCTGCTACAAGATCCCGGGCCTGGGTACTGTCACTGGCCGGTGTCTGAGGAGTATGATGAGGACTATTTCAAACAAGCCACGGCTGAGGAAAAGGTCAAGAAGATGCGCCGGGGCCTGCCGTACATCGAGTGGAATCTCAGGGCGGGGAGACGCAATGAAGCATTGGACTGCCGGGTGTTAAATCTAGTGGCCATCCGACTCCTGCAGCAGCATGGTGGCGTTGATCTCACGCAACGCATCCTTCCAAACGCAGCGCCTAAGCAAACCAAACGCAGGCGCTCCTCATCGGGGTACTGGTAATGGCTTATACACAGGCACAAGTTGATGCGCTTGAGGACGCAATTGCTGAAGGCGTGTTGACCGTTGAGATGGCGGACCGGTCCGTGACCTATCGTTCACTGGAGGAGATGTCCGCCATATTGGACAGGATGAAGGATGAGCTGGGCCTGAACTCTGCCAAGGTCACACGCAAATACTTCTCACACTCAAAGGGTCTGTGATGCGTCTACAAGATAGAATTGACCGCCTGATCGAGATCATCAGCCCCAAGTCCGGCTTGAGCCGGGCACGTCATCGCACAGCAACGCGCATGCTCTATGAGGGCGCCAGCACCGGGCGCCGGACAGAGGGGTGGCGCACCGTCAGTACCAGCGCAGCTGCGGAGATAGCAGCCAGCCTGCCCAAACTCCGGGACCGGTCCCGGGATCTGGTACGCAATAACCCGTTTGCCGCCCGGGCCATCTCAGTCGTGTCGCACAACACGGTTGGTCACGGTATCACCCCCCAGATCAGTGCGCGCACCAAGACTCTGAACAAACGTCTCCGGGAGTTGTGGAAGCTGCACGCTGAGTCCGTGGCCATTGATGAGGCCGGGCGGCACTCTTTCTACGGCATCCAGAATCTAGCAATGCGCGCTGTTGCGGAGTCCGGGGAAATCCTACTGCGCCGGCGCTACCGTACAACGGCTGACCGCCTGCCGCTGCCCTTCCAGATACAGGTCCTTGAGGGCGATTATCTGGACACAACGAAGAATGGCACGCTGGATAACGGCAACATCATCCTTCAGGGGATTGAGTTTGACCCCATCGGGCGCCGGGTCGGGTACTGGTTGTTCAAGAGCCACCCCGGGGACAGTTCACTGCCGTACTACAGCCCACGACTACAGTCCAAGCGGGTCCCGGCTGAGGATATCATTCACTGCTACCGGGTGGACCGTCCCGGACAGATCCGGGGCGTGCCCTGGCTTGCGCCGGTAATCATTCGCATGCGGGACTTCGATGAATATGAGGATGCCCAGTTGCTCCGCCAGAAGATGGCCGCATGCTTCACGGCGTTTGTCTATGACGACAACATGGGCGGGTCTATCCCGTCAACTCCGTCCGGGGAGGAGTCCGATGACCTAGTGGACCGGGTTGAGCCGGGTATGGTTGAGCTGCTACCATTCGGCAAGCGGGTGGAGTTTGGCAACCCGCCCACCGTTGAGAATTATGACCAATACACCAGTGTGCAGCTACATGCTATTGCGTCCGGGATCGGCGTGCCCTATGAGGCGTTGACCGGGGATCTGACCGGGGTGAACTTCACCTCTGGACGGATGGGCTGGTTGGAGTTCCAGCGCAACATCGGGTCATGGCAGGGCAACATGTTTGTCCCTCAAGTTTGTCAGGGGGTCTGGCAGTGGTTCGCTGACGCCGCAGAGCTGTCCGGCATAGCCGGCGCCCGGGGCGCTACCGTATCGTGGAACCCACCTGCCCGGGAGATGATTGACCCAACCAAGGAGATACCCGCCATCAGGGATAAGATCCGCGCAGGCCTGTCCAGCCTAACCACCGAGCAGCGCCGGCAGGGGGTCAACCCGGAGGATCTGCAGCAGGAGATCATTGACGACAACAAGCGGTTGGACGACAATGAGATTGTCTTGGACAGTGATGCGAGGGTTATGAGCCGGGCAGGAGCACTCCACCCGGCGCCAACTGAAACTGAAACAGAGGCGCCTGCTGCGCCTGCGGAGGGTGAGGAATGAAAACGGGCGTACAGTGTACGGTAACAGACAACGGCGAGCTGCTGCTGTATGGCGTTGTCGGGGACTCTTGGGATGAGCTTGATGCCAAGACAGTCATCGCTCAGATTGAGGGGCTGGGTGACGTAGACACCCTGACTATTCGGATCAACTCCGGCGGTGGGTTTGTTTTCGAGGGGCTTGCCATCTTCAATTACCTCAATGCGCACCCGGCCAAGAAGGTTGTTTATATTGACGGACTCGCAGCAAGTATGGCAAGTGTCTTGGCTATGGTTGGCGATGAGGTTATAATCCCAGAAAACGCCATGATCATGATTCACAATCCTTGGGATGTAGCCGTTGGTGATTCTGAGGAACTGCGCAAGAGCGCGGACAAGCTGGACAAGATCAAAGAAGCAATTGTTGGAATTTACGTAACCCGTTCAGGCAAGTCTCAGGAGGAGATTGAGACGATGATGAACGAGGAGACGTGGATGACTGGGTCAGAGGCTGTTGAGTTCGGCTTTGCCGATATGCTGACGGACCCGGTACAGGTGGCGGCATCCGTGGATGTGTCGATGTTCTCCAAGGCACCCACAAACAAGCTGCTGATGCGAGCACAGACAGAAACTTCAACCAGAGAGGGGAATGACATGCCTGAAACACAAAACAAGCCTGATGCCTCGCAGGCGGCAAACGAGGATGCCCTGCGCGCAGAGGGCGCCGTTGCGGAGCGCAAGCGGTCCACTGACATCCGTGCGGCTGTAGCGTCCGCCGGTCTGTCGATGGACTATGCCGATGAGCTGATTGACTCCGGTGTCGATATTGACGGCGCCCGGGCACAGGTCATCGACAAGCTGGCCGAGGAGCGCAGCAAGCAGCCTGACACGCAGGCTCAGCACAGCGTTGCTCCGGGGCAGGACCAGTCTGAAAAGATGGTAGAGGGCGCCACCGCTGCTCTCATGGATCGCTGCGGCTATGAGCGCATGGAGGGCGGCAACGAGTTCCGTGGCCTGACTCTGCGCGAGCTGGCCCGGGCGATGCTGGACGCGCACAACGTCCCTAGCCGTGGCCTGCGCCCGATGGACATGGTCAAGATGGCTATGACCCACAGCTCAGGCGACTTTGTGAACATTCTAGCGAATGTTGCATACAAGTCCATGATGAAGGGTTATGAGGAGGCTGAGGAGACGTTCCAGCGCTGGACCGTCCCCGGCACCCTCACTGACTTCAAGGTTCACAACCGTGTTGATCTGAACACATTCCCATCGCTGCGGGAAGTCCGCCCAGGAGCAGAGTACAAATACATCACCATCGGTGATCGTGGCGTGACTCTGAAGCTGGCGACTTACGGTGAGATGTTTAGCATCAACCGTCAGGCCATCATCAACGATGACATGAACGTGTTCACGAAGGTCCCGCAGAAGATGGGGCGTGCGTCTATCCGGACTGTTGGCGATCTGGCATACGCCGTCCTGACCGACAACGCCGCACTGGCGGATGGTATCGCACTGTTCCACGCGAACCACGGCAACCTTGCCGGCGCCGGCGCCGCACCGAGCACGACCACTATCAGTGCCGGTCGCACCGCCATGGGCAAGCAAAAGGACCCGGACCAGAACGCACATGCGTTGAACATCCGTCCGTCCTATATCCTTGGACCGTTGGAACTGCAGGACAGCCTCCAGACGCTGATGAGCGCAGAGTGGAATCCGGCAGAGGGCGGCACCACATCCTTCCGGGAGCCAAACGTGGTTCGCAATATGGCGGAAGTGGTCACCGATGCTCGCCTGTCTACCGACAGCGCCACAGCGTGGTATCTGGCGGCCAACCCCAATGTCTATGATACGGTTGAGGTGTCGTATCTGGACGGTGTTCAGACTCCGGTGCTGGAGCAGCGTGAGGGCTGGAACATTGACGGCGTTGAGTTCAAGATCCGGATGGATGCGGCGGTTACTCCGCTTGACTTCCGTGGTCTGTACAAGAACGCAGGCGCCTAATTGAGACTGCCCGGGGCAACCCGGGCGCCTCACCTGACCCCAAACTTTCGGAGGAACTGAAATGAGCAAAAACTATGTAGCACAGGGAATGACACTGGACTACGACAACACCGGGGCGGCTATCAGCTCAGGTGACGTTGTAGTGGTCGGCAACATCATCGGCGTAGCCAAGGATGATATTGCTGCCACCACCGGCACTGGTGTGTTGGACATCGTGGGTGTCTTCACTATCCCCAAGGTGTCCACGGCTGTTATCGCACAGGGTGAAGGCGTGATCTGGGACAGTTCTCTATCTGCTGTTGAAGATTCCGCAGCAACCCCAGCGGCTGGTGACATCACGTTTTGCGGCGTTGCTATGGAGGCTGCTGGAAACGGCGTCACTGAGATTGCTGTCAAGATCAACACCAATCCTGGTGCCCTGACCTAATCAGCAACACTAGAATCGGTCCCCGGGGCAACCCGGGGCCACTTACGCATAGAGGGATAGCAAATGAGCAGAATGAATGCATCAGTGGCGCCGGCGGGATCTTTGGGCACACGAGTCATCCGTCACAAGAGTCTGTACCGCTGGGACTTCAACCGCATCTGGCTGGAGACGGGTCTGTACTTCCGAATCCTGCGCAATGCTCTGATTCGCCCATTCAACCGGGCCGTTGCCCCAGAGGCACGCCTGTTCGCCAAGGTGTTCCGGTCTGACGGGTCCATTGAGAGTCTGGGACTGGTCGGCACTAAGCTGGTGACCACGGTCGGTGTGAATTTCATCGTGGATGCCTTCCAGAACACCACTGAGGTTGAGACTTTCAACTATCATGATTCGGGCACCGGCACCACGGCTGAAGCGGTGGGCGACACTGCTCTGGTGACTAAGGTCGAGACCGGGCGACAGACCGGTGCTCAAGGTGAAGGCGCATCGGCCAACATCTACCAGACGGTTGCGACCATCAGCTACACCGCCACCCGGGCGATCACGGAGCATGGCGTGTTTAGTGCTACAGCCGCCGGCACTCTGCTTGACCGGACGGTGTTCACAGCCATCAACGTGGACAACGGCGACAGCATCCAGTTCACCTATGAACTGACCTTGCCGGCTGGCAGCTAAGGTTTTGCCCCCCACGGGGGGCATTCCCTCACAATGGTAGACTCCCACCAGATACTATTGGGCACATGGTCCGGGTCCCGGCGCAACGTCACTATCAAGTTCTTTGACGGCGCGCAGGAGGTCTGGAGCATGGATTTTTTCGGGCCACCGGAGGACTTTGACGATGCCTTTGCCATCGCTCTGTACCCTACCGTAAACACCAACCTTGGTGAACGTGAGTTATACATAGCACGGGATCTGGTACTCACATACCAGAATCCGGACGCAGTCACGACATACATAGATCAGACCGACTTTGACCGGCGCCTCATCGGGTTTATCATGACCATAACTGATCCGCATATGGTCAACGCATGTTTACCTTTCTGGCAAGCGGTACAGCCCCGCAACGGGGCGAACGCATCAGAGCGGGCGGCAAGTCTGGGGGTTGATATAGTCGAA